CGCTCAATCATTGCTGGATCCTCATGGGATAACTCAATCGTATTATTACACCAATTAGGCATATTCAAAACTCCTTAATCACAAAATAAATTAATAATGCTGATGCTACCATATACAACAAAATACAGATATTAATAGCCAACATCATACTTTGACCACCTGTTCAATATTCAAAGCAATATCAAACTTGCGGAACTGGTCATTGGCATAATCAACAGCACGCTGATAACTATCAAAAAGTAAACCATCACACACATAAAAAGTCATATAATCACCTTATCAATAATTCTAAATCAACACCCCACGATTCTGTTTCCACACAGGTTGCATGGATACATTCATATGGTGCACCTTCTTCTTGCAAGTCCTCAATACGGTACCTTGCAGTATGCTCTTCAGCATATAAACCAAGAATGGTTGGATTGTATTGATCCTTACCCTCACCATTGTGGCCGGTAACGATCCAAACTTTAGTTTTTTTGTTTTTCATACTTTACTCCAAATAATACAACCATTATACAGGACACTTATCAAAATGGCAAATGACCTGTATAATAGTCGACCAAAATGGTCAACTATTCGTCAATCACACAAATTGACGGAACAAGCCAAAATCAATTGGCGCCTATTCTTATCAACACCAACAATGGTGTCAGCATTCGCCCATCGTAAGGCACCATAACCGCTCTGGTTTTCACCAAGTTTTCCGGCGCTCCTATACGCTTTGATGATGGCCTGCTCAACCTCAGCAGTAATTTCACCATCATACTCAATATCCACACCATCCAACCATGTATCCTGATAAGATTCCATGCGGTGACTGCCTGGTACCATTGTCCTGCTCTTCGTTTTGATTTTACCACCAAACATATTACACTCCACGAGTTAGGTAATGGAAATTAATTGCTTCCAATTGCTGCTTTACATAATCCAATGGCAAATGCAGTATTTTTGCTATTTGCTCATCGGTGCGACCTTTGTAATAAAATTCTTCAATGGTCAAATATATTAATTGCTTTTCTGTCATAATTACTCCAATGTTAATTCTTCAATTTCCACATCCTCGGTTTCACCAAGGTTTTTGGTTGGTATCTGGTTTTGCACAATTTTCATAAATGCTACTGCTTTATCATAATTTGAAAAAGCTCGTAGGTTCAACCATTCCCATCCACTAAAATCGACCAATTGGCCAGATTTTACAATATACACATTCATAATAAAACTCCTACTAATAATAATGCCACAGCAACACTAAATCGAATTAGCATTTGCTTTTCAAAATAGGTCATTCTGCAAAGTCCGTCCAATACTCTACTGCCTGCTCTGCCATGTCCAACGAACAACCTAATGCTTGGGAAATTTGGTCGGCATTGTAACCACACTCCAATAATACCTGGACTTCATCCAGAAAATTCTTCATACCGCTCATACGGCCTCCATTTTAATAGTAAACTGATAATCACCAAACGGATATTTTACGAAACCGCTGGTATCCTTCTTGGCCTTACCTTTGGCATATAGGCCGATAATGGAATTCTTTGGATCAAGAAAACGCAAATCGCTATCATCACCATTGAATACGGTCATATTGTAATTAAAATATTTCTTAGGCATTTCGGTACCTTTCTTGATACCAAACACCACAGCAATATTCAATCCTTCTTCAACCGCACGCTTGCAATCCATATAATTACCGTCAGCCATGCTAAAGGTTAAATGGTAATTCTTAATGCCTGATACCTTACGGCCAATAACCTTGGTATAATCATAGAATTGTACCTCAGGAAAAGCTGCAAATATGTTAGTGAAAACTTCACCATTACGCACAACCTCATATTTTTCCCATGATAAATCAGAGGTGCCATTTAACCTAAACACCGGCACCAAACCTAACCGCTTCGATTGTTTAATACCTAATTCAATATCAGCAACCAAATCAACCATAAAACCTGCACGATTTTCATAGAATTGCTTCGTTTTGCGAATACGAGCCTGCTGAATAGTGTTGGTGGATTCACCACGCTTAAACATACCACCACGACCTGCTGTATTCAAACAAGCATTTTTGCAACCTGTAGTGGCCTTAGGGCAGGTATTATAACCTGATAGGTCAGCAGGTGCTAAATGCAAAATGTAGGTATTATAACCTTGTGCTAATCCTTTCAAAACCTTAGGATTGCCAGTAGATAATAAACGCATAATATAAATTCCTAATCAAATAATTCAACCATTATACAGAAATGGTAGAGAAAAGCAACAAAAATCCGCAATATGTTGTATGGAAACAACACGAGAAACCTCTATATAACTTTTAGTTATAACCTCGCTACCACCATCGCCGCATATATGCTACCTGCGGCTCTTAGTTTGTTACCACGATTCTCCGCACATTTCCTACCTTTTCCTGAATATCCTAGAGCAACCTCTAAGCACCTCAGAGAAAAGCAGAATTATTCACAGCTTTGCAAATCGGTATAAATCACCTGTCCGCCACTACGCTTCACTATGGCTATTTCATTACAGCGGCGGGTTTCCACCTGATACCATGTAGGTTTATCTACTGTAATATCCACCTTTACTGTAAGCCCTAAGTCCGCTTGAAGCATGGCCAGCAGTGTTTTTTTATCCTCTAACGGTAATGCTTTAATGTTATCAATCATATTATACCTGTAAAATGTTATTATTGGTGGTACCTTGTGAAAAGTACCACGATAATACCACTTAAGCGATATTAAGCGAATTTAGTAACCGCAACTTTACCAGGTTTGCGGCTTGCCTTAATTGCTTTGGTGCCTACTGGATTGCGAAGCGCCGCCAATTTAGCTTCGAGCTTAGCAATGCGCTCTGCTTTCTTGGTTGCACGGAGGAGAGCGCTATTCTGCTTACGCTCAAAATTAGCTTGGCGGTTAGCCGCAATATCTTCCTTAATCATTTCCTTAATGGATTTGACTAGGGAGCGCTTTTGGGCTACAGGCAGGTTCTGGATGGTGTCAATATATGAAAACATGGTAATTCCTTTCTTTTTTCGAGTTAATGAAAACATTATACAGGCTTGGTGGTAATTGTCAAATGGTATTTTGCGTTGCGGTAAGTGGTTGATCCGGTTGCAGATAATACTTGACCGGAGGGATGGAGAATTCTCTCGGACTGGTACGGACGCACAGGAATGCCTTGTGGTTATAAGGCTCGGAGGGGTATAGGAGCAGCTCTGGAGCCGTGTGTGGTATGACTCGGATTCCGCAGTGCGAGCAGCTCTGGTTTGACTGTTATATTGTAAAGGGGGGAGGGGGATAGTAAAGCGTTAGCTAAAAAAGCGCCACCAGGTCAAACTCTTTTTTTCAATTTTTTATTTTCTGGGGCTCCGGCGAGGATTTTGATTTTTCTATATCATGTTCTATGATCCACTTGAGAGCATCTCCAAGTTTCATTCTAGGTGATACCTCATAGTCTTTCATATCAGTCCAAGCAAATTCATCAGTATGACCTACAGACCAGGTGTTTGCCTCAAAGTTCCACTTGGCACTAGGAGTTATTATCTTTTTTAGTATCATTGAATCCTAAAATTTTTTTCAGGTCGGTCCACAGAGTCCAGAAGCGTTCTCTGTATTGTCTAACGGGATCCATAGATTTGTTTCTCTAATTCGTTGATACGGTTCACGAGTTTCTCTACATCTTGTATTGGTACCCATTTACCAGAGATATCGGTACAGAAGCTTCTCATTCGTTCTCCAGAGATGTGAATGGTTTGTTGGTTAACATTAATACTGTGTTTCTTTAATAGTTCTTTCATTATTTTATTCTCCATTAATTATCTCCATCCAAGTGTGGTCACCCATATACTTTACCTGAGTCTGGTATTCATAATCTTCTGGTGCACCACTCGACCAATCATTTGGACCATTCTGTGTTAAGAGTATGTGTTGTTTTCTTTTGTCCCATACTAACCAATATACATGACCCATTACTGGTGAAAACTGATACACTGCGGCATGTACAGCATCCGTGACATTCAATCTGCGTTTAATATCGTCAGCCTGTTTTTGTAATACAGAGACCAGTTCCATGATTCTATCATATTCCTGCTGGGCATACATCCTAGCATGATTAATCATCAAGTCTTTTTGTTGCGTTACAGGTACCAGTTCAAATTTAACTGCACCTGCCTCTGTGGGATATTCTGATATATTTTTGTTAAGAAAAGGTACCAGAGTTCCACCTATGTCGGCATCAAAACTATGTCGACCTTTGGCAGTATTTGATTTTTTACCTGGTTTTTCCGGCATGATTCATATTGATATCTCTGGTCGGTCAAAGACGAAACAGATGCCACAAAAAGTGAATAATCGGAATCCTTTGGGAGTGACTTCGTTATAGTACCAGAACCTTGGTGCCAGCCAAAGTGACGGATCGGTCCAGTATTGGAATATGTGTAATAGACGAGGCATAATTATTTTTCTCTAACGGTGTAATGGCGTTCTTTATTGTCTTGGTCGATGCAAATCCAAGTATAGTTCAGAGGCTTCTGAGGACGACAAATGTAAACCTCTTCGGAAACTTCTTTGAATTTCTTAGGTTGTCCGGAGGCGCTGGAAAAGCAGAGAAGAACGAGAGGTATTATTATTAGAGGTTTCGCCATGATATAGTGTTGCGTTTCGCCAGAACTATTTCGTTAGATTATTCCAGAGTTCTTTGTAAGTTTCAATGAGTGTCATCCATAAAGTAATAATGGTACGAATAGGATGTTCTATAAGAGTGGCGAGAGCAATCAATGTTGCTGGTATGGCCACAAGTATGGTAATAATAAAACCAAAAATGCCTAAAAATGTAATCATGTTTTTAAAAAATTAATAATGCCTTGTGCTGTATTGAAATGACGAGTTTTGTAAGAACGATATTCTTCTAATTCTTTTTCTAGTTCAAGTATACGTTTTCTGAGTAAAGAGTTCTGTTCTTCGGTGCTGGGTAAATCTAGTTTAAGTTGAGTATCTGGTACAACCCCTTCGTAACCAGGATGATAAGGTGCTTCGTCTAACAATTTTGTTGCATTGGCTCTATCTTCGCTAGTGAAAGTGGTCATTATTGTTCCTCCAGTTCCTTAATACGTTTTTCTAATACGCCAGCAGCAGTATTGAAATGGCCTGTGCCTTCTTCTTCCGGTTTATAATAATATTCCAGTAAGGTAGCTCTTTCAATTTCCAACACAGCAATATACTGTTCTTTTGAAATTTGAAATTTTCTTTCAGTCATTATTTTTCTCCTTTGGAGATTCTTCTAAAATAATTTTAGGTAAATTAGAAACAACATTTACCGACATAGAAGCCCTTTTCATTGGTATTGGTGCAACAATAATTCCATTATTGGCTGCAGCTTCTTTAAATACTTTTTTTAAGTCATCATTCATAGTTTCCAAACCCATTGATATCCGTCATATATTTTTTCTATACCTAACATTTTAAAATACTGGTCGACATATTCACCTTTGCCGACTATTTTTAATTCATTTGTTTTTTCACTGGTACACAAAATATTGTCATCAACCACGACCATGGTACCTTTTTTTAAGGAAGCCGTAATTGCAGTCAGTTCAAATATATGATGTAATGAAGAAGGATGTGGATTTCGAATATCTAAATCAAAAGAATCCAAATACAATAAATCAATATATCGATTTTGATTTCTTAATTGTTCATTAAACTCATACAAAAACTTTACAGAATCGGAACAATGGGAATGTGTATTGTTACACCTCTGTTTTACAAAGTCCACATTTGCTTGTTCTATATCAACTGAATGAAATTCTCCACCAAACTCTTTAACATATTCATTAAAAATCAAGGTGGACATTCCGTCACCAACAAAATTATCTTCCATTCTGGCACAACCAGTTTCAACAATTAAAGGATTTTCAATTCCATCCAAGTGGTTTAACATCATTGCAAATGATGGACTCCTCTTGTCGGTTTTCATTAACATCTCTTGAATAAGTTCGTGATTTTTCATTATTAAAACTTTTTAAATTCGACACCATCAAGTAAATCATCAAAATCATATTTAACAGGATCATTATAGTCATATGTGCCTTTAGGCTTTGACAACTTTATACGGGGAACACCATCTCCATTTTGGGAAGAATTTTCATTAAATCTTGACCATGAAGATATGATCATACTTTCTTGTGTTGGTGAAGGAGAAATAGAATGAATATAAGTCCAATTACAAGGAAACACAATTGTTAAACCTTTTTCTGGTTTAATTTGTAGGCCTTGATAATACCAATTAATAGTACCTTCATCAGTAACATCATTTAAAAATGTCATATATCCTAGGTGGCGTGAGCTCACATTCCAACCTCTATTTTTTTCTATACTAATACCTCGGCCATTTAATTTTTCAAATTTTTGAATTAAAACTTGTTCTAAATTAATTGCACCTAAACATGAAGCTGGTTCAAATTTTTTATAGTAATTATTTGTGATTTTTGTAATCAACTTAGTATATACGTCCAATAGTTTTGGATCAGTCAAATTACTAGTTGGTACAATAGTAGGATGAGGCCTTGCAGCACCATTTGATGCGTGTCTTATTGCTTCGATGATGAATTCATCTTCTTTAGATAGATAATAACCTTGAATGAAATTCCCAGGAAGATCATTCATTTGATGTGGCTTCATATAATCTTTGTCAAAAGTGTTTCCGTAATTAAACATTATAAAATATGCCCTTTCTTTTTAAATTTATTTTGTGTGTATTGGTGAGATTAATCACCAAAAATTAAAACAATTTCATCTTCCGAAACAACATAATATTCAGAATCATTATATTTGATTTGACGTGCAGCATTCCAGTTAGGTAACACTATGTCACCTTCTTTAACTAGGTCAACATCAGGACCTACGGATACAATTTTACTTTTATTGGCTTCTGCCGGATCGGCTGATGAAAGAACGATACCAGAACTGGTAACCTTTTCTTTTTCAATCAGTTCAACGATTACATTATTTTTAATAGGTTTTAACAATTACAAATCTCCTGTTGGTATCTTTACACAAATCAATTACGTCTTTTGGTGTTTCATATTTTAACATACTACAATTATACTCGATAACAATAGGTTTGTCAAACTTTTTATGGTAATCATCATTCGATACAAAGGCATAGACCATTGTAAAGGCAACGATAAAGAGGCAAAGTTTGAAGTATTCTAGCATACCTCTATATATGTTAAATTATTGTCGCTGAGCCTTTAACTGATCAATGACTTCTTGTATTTTATTTCTAATATAACTGCCGTGTGGCGCCCAAACCAAAAGGTGTTTTAAAAATTTTAATAGTTCATCAGGATGCATCTTTGAAAATACTCGACCATTTTTCTAATTTCTTTTTCTTTAACTCAGCATATTCCATCAGTTCAGATTCGTCAATTATTTTTTGTTCAACCAATAAACCTACCATACACATTAGTTGACCAAGTTCCATTGTCAAACACTCTTTGGTTGTTGGTGAATCTTCTGTTGGATAACAGGAATCAAATCCGAACCGAAATATTTTGGAGGTTGCTTGAATTACTTCGGCACATTCTTCTTGTAATATAATTAGTGTTTCTTTTGTTTTATTTTCCACATTCATCTTCTATAATTTTAATAACAGGCATGTATTCTTCCACTTTGCGAATTGCATCTTGTCTAGTTGATGCAATCACCTTACAAGTATACAATCCATCTTTCATACTAATTGTAAAAGGTACAATGCCATTAATAAACCATTCTTCTTTAACGTAACACTTAATGTGCCATTCTCTGGCATCAAGACAACGTTTAATCATTTCATCAGCAATTTTTTTAGGATTAAACTCATCCTCAGCAATCATATTAGACATTGTTCCATTTCTCCACTAAAAAATTTGGGCCTTTTTTTTCTTCGGCCAAAACATAATCTTCTGCCAAATCTTCAGCTTTCTGATAATCAGTAATAACTTCTTTTTTAATTACTTTATTATTTAAATAATAAACAATTGTGTAATTATAATCAGACCTTTCGACAATGGCTTTTTTATCGCCATTCATAAATTTAGATAGTTCCATTATGCAATCATTCCTATAAATCGATTTAGTACAACACGATTGGACAATCTGTTACCGGCATATTTACTGAATGCCGATACCAGACCACGAGTAGTAGCATTTTCTTTGACATGAAATTCTACATCGTCATCAGTATCTAGGCCTTCTGAACGGAGTAAATAATATTCATCGAAACCGGCATTTGTAACAACTTTATATTTTTCTTTACGGAACTCGGCTTTCAATTTGTAATGGTCACTAACTCTAGGATAGAATATGTGTGCCACACGGCCAAACTCACGACCAGATAATACATAGAAACCAATAACATTACATTGTGTTCTTGCCTTTAACATTTTAATGTAAGCTGACATCAATTCTGGACCATATGGTTGATAAACTTTTTCTTCGTGTTTAGTAATTGGATCACGAATCACCAGTACCTTTTCTTTACCATATGAACTATTATAATCCAAATCTGGATTATTATAACCTGATCTTGTGCGGCCATCATCAGCTGTATAATAAACATTTCTTACAGGATTGCCTTCGCCATCGGTTAAAAATACCGTATTAACGATTTGCAATTTGTAATTTTTCTGGAACTCAGGTATAATCTTCATTGCAGCAATTACGGCCTCATAGAGTGGTGTGCCACCTAATTGCATCCAGTTTGGACGACAAGCTCTAGGTTGAGCACAACGAACCAAAGCAGAACAGGCATAGGTGAATTCTGAAGCCGACATTTTGCTTGATAATAAATTCATTAATTTAAATTTATGTAAGTCTAAATCGCCATCTTTGAACTTAACGGAATAAGCATCTGTATGTTCGGATGTAAAAGCATATACTTCGTAAGGAATATTTACTTTCTTACAGAACATTACTAGATTGATTAATTGTTTGACGGTATTTTCCATGTGGTCGGACATAGAACCAGACCAATCAAGGAACATAACAAGGCCGTGAGATTTGCCATCAGGCAAAACTGTCATCTTCTTAAAAATATCTTCGGTAAATTTATACGCATAAACTTTGTTCATGTTCAACTCACCAGTTTTAGAAATTGATGCACGTTTCTGCTGGTCGGCATTTTTACGCAATTCAAATTCTTTGGCCAAATAACCAACCACTTTTTTAGCATCATTACGAATTTTCATAAAAGCGGTTGTATCAATGCCAGAAATGTTATATTGACCTAAATCATCTTTATAACTTGTCCATAATTGTTTGTATGGAACAACTGCCTGTTTCAAATCAATATCATTAATGTTACCATAGTAATAATGTTTGTTATTTAATTCAAACAATTTGCTTTCGTTTTGGCGATATGATTTATCGGTGTGTGAATCCAATTGTTCACCAACAACATCGCCGCCTTCGTTACCAAACATTTTATTCGTTCTTTTTTCTTCAGCTTTATCCATCAATTCATCGGCTTCAGAGTTTGGTTGGCCATATTTTTCGATGGTATCATCCTCATCATCATAGTCATCGGAATCTTCATAACCTTCGGATTCAAATTCGCCATCAGGATCTTCTTTGAATTCTTCTGGGGCATTTGCTTTGCGCTGTTCGGCTTCTTCTTTCATATAAGCCATGACATCATATGCAAGCGCAATGACATCATCATAAGAATCGGTATTTTCAATACGATGAACTAGTGATTTCTCAAAATCATTAAAACGAATGTTTTGTGCGGCTCCGCCTTTTGTATAAAGATTAACACGGTCAATGAAATTCATATCATTGAGATCCGTGCCGTTTGTGCCAAAGAAATCTTTCTCGATTAGTTCACGGTAACCACGAACAAAAGAGGAACGAATACCTGGATATTTGTTTTTGATTTTTCTTTCGATGCGAGAATCTTCTAGCACATTCATAATACCCATTGGTATCTTTTCTTCGTGTGCTTTCATCATGCCATCTAGGGGAGTGTATAGTGCATGGCCCACTTCATGACCTAGAAAAAGGTCATAGAGATAACCTGAGATGTTTTTGTCAAGAACAGGAACGGTCAACACACGGTTCTTTACATCGAATGCGGCTGTGTTGGTATTGCGTTGCTCAATAGTCAAGTTTTCATTTGCCATTAGTTTGGCAAGTAATGATTTAGATTGAATTAATTCCATAGATTCTCCGAGTTAATAATAGTATTATCTCACAAAAATCATCTACCGTCAAGCGGCAACTTTCATGCTGTTGTTTTTATACAACGCTCTGATCCGGTAAGGCTTTTAGGTAGAGTTTTCCATCTCTATATTCCATTTCAATTGCTTGGCCTTCTTTCCAATGGTTGTATTCTACAACTTCTTCAGGAAGAATTAAAATACCATCACCTGTACCATCATTTGCATCAACGATTGTGGTGGTATATTTTTTATTGGTAATATTCTTTGCGTTTTTGGTAGTCATTGTGATCTTTTTCCATTCCCGATAAAACTGCCCACTTGCGAGTTACGATATCTAAACGTTTCCACGCAGGAATTTCATCATCATCTGCAATAGCATTAAGCCAAATATAGTCCGGATTGTTATCCATGGTTTTTTCCTTCATTTTGATCAAAAATTCTTTGCTCAATTGCTGTTGCTAGAGCTTCAGCAAGATTCGGATTGAACTTTACCAAGAAATAAGCAACATCATCAGCTGGTATGTGTCGCAAATTATGCATAATTTCGTCAATTCCACGATAAATTTGCGTTTCTTCCCATTGTTGTAACATATTTACCTCACATTATATAAAAAGTTTCACTCGGAACAATAATTTTGCCTTCTTTTTTTGCTTTTCCGAGCGTTTCAAGCAATTTTAACTCAATTTCGAGCTCTTTGGCAGACAAATTTTGCAAATATTCCTCATAATCGTCCCAATCTTCGTCATTCCAACCTTTAGGATTCATTTTTTCATTATCTCCGCATACTGGAAATTTCTTTTGCTTCATTATCTGTAAAAACCGGCACGGCATTTGATTTGTGCATTGTAGCCACACCTTTCATTTTATCGCCAGTATAAGAAAATGGAAGTTTTTTTGTTAAAGGGACAAAACCAGTGTCCACGGACGCAAACCTAGGTGTTTCACGACCTGCAGGAATCTTGTAAGATGGAAAATTGCTAGAAATCTTTGTGGATTTATTTTTACTGAAATTGGTGGTTAACAAATTGATAGAAGCTAACCATTCTTCGTGTTGAAGTTTTTTTGCTTTTGAAACTTTCCGTTTTTTACATTTTGGAATATATCCATAAATCATCATAACAATTCTCCAGTGTAGAAGAACCATTGTACTACGGAAATAAAAGAAAGTCAATAGATGTGTTGTAAGAATACAACATTAATACCAATACCTTTTATATAAAACGGCAGCATACCTACTTATACTTAAAAAAGTGAAAAGTGTTGGTATTTTTAAGAATTCTTACTATGTGAAATTTCAAATTCTTCATAAGCTTCATCTTGCCAATGCTTCAATTGTTTTTTTACTTCTGGATGTTCGCCTCGGCGTTTTTTATTGTGTAAAACTGTCTTGGCGTAATTGTAGTCATCGTTATAGTCTTTATTTTTACGAAACTTACCTACAAATTTTGTCACTTCTATCTCCTATTTCATGGTTTCAAAATTAATGCCTTTTATTTTTGTTTCAGGCATATTGAACATATCATCCTCAGAAATATAGGTTATATTTGCATCAGGATAACAAGCTTTTATTATTTTGAGTAATTGGCAGACGGTGCCATCTGAATCATTGAACGAAAATACTTCGTCAACAGTTTTTAGACTTTTTATGATATTTCTACGAGATTCATAATTTTGGACAAACCCACCATCGGACCAAGCCAAGTACCAATCAGAATGTATGCCGACAGCTAACCAATCACCTTTTCTTTTACACTTCTGTAAAAATTTTAATTCGTGATTGTTTAGTGGATCAAATTTTCCTGATACTACTATAATCCTATCTTTTGGATACATTATGGTAAAAGTTGTGGAAAAGCTTCTTTAATAAATTTATAAGTTAAACCTTTTACACCTAAATTTTTATTTAGAATACCAATAACTACTTCTGCTTCACGAGGTTCAAGTGATTCAATTAATTGCAATAACAGTTGTTTTCTTTTTTCTTCCGACAACTTTTCAGCTGTAGGATCACCTTTTCTAAACAAATACAATTTTCTAATTTCTGTTGACAGTTGACATCTAGAAATTCCAGGTAAAGTGTCTGGAATTTTGTATTCTTCCGGCATTTCTCTTATTAACCACTCATACTGTGGATGATATGTTAATTCTAATACCTGAACTAATGTTTTAGACAGATTTTTTTCTATTACCGCCATTTTTTCTTTTTTAGTGGGAGCCACTTCAAACTCATCAAATATTTCATATAAATTTTTCATTAAAATTCCTCTATCACATCCATTAAATTTTTAAGTTTGTGTTGCATAAAATAATTAAGTAACTTACCTTTAGCGGGTTTTGTTTCTTCATAAGTATTTATAATTTTTGTTTTAATATCGTCCGGTATGTTTCTAAGGTCAATTAATGTTTGGTTACGTGAAAAACCAATTTTGGCACTTTCATCTTCCCAATCACCATAATGTTCGGTCATGTATTTTTCAATAATCTTTTGAGTGATTGGCTTTTGTCGTAGGTCACGAACAAAACAATCTGATGGAGAGAATACGTTTGGTATACCATCACCTTTATCTCCACGTATAATCTTCTCTTTCAATTCCAAAAGAGGATCGTGTGACTTTATATACTTCTTTTGTGATGGGTTGTATTGTTTGACATTACTACCATACATTTGTAATTGTAAAAAATCTCCATCACTTGATAGAATCAAAATCTTTTGGTGTGGAGCATATATTGGTACCAAAGTGCCAATAATATCATCTGCTTCTGCACCTTCAACATCAATTACTTTGTATGGAAAATTTTCTTTGAGTTCTTGTTTTAATTTGGCAAGGATATCAAAGATAAGATGCCAATCCAAATCAGATTTTTCTCTTGTCTTTTTTCGACCAGCTTTATAAAAAGGAAAAAATTCTTTCCGCCAGTATTTGCGGTTATCGCAACATAAGATAACTTCACCATACTCATTTTTAAAATTTTTCACATGAGTGCGTATGATGTTTAATACCATATGTCGTATTAAACTTTCTTCCAATTTACCTTTGTGATTGGCAATTTGCGCCATGAGACCAGCAAGTAAAACTTGGTTTAAATCAATTAAAATCATAATAAACTTTCAATAGTTTCCAATAAGATCCTATTGTATCAAATTTTTTGCATTTTGTCAACTATCTTGTCAACGATTTTTTGTGATGTGGTGGTTTTTTTGGCAATTATACCAAAAAAGCCTGCAGGTATGAGGCCTGAAATGTATTCTAAAGGATCAGGCAATATAGCATCAAAACAGTCCAAATCAACATACTTATCTTGTGTTGTATGACTGCGAAATAGTATTATGTGATATGCATCACCTAGCGTGCTACCACCAATCTTTTCTCCGGGATTGGCATAATCCTGTCCTTGGATTTGTATTGAATTTTCTTTATCACCATCTAAGAATGTTAAGAAATCAAACTTATCATTTTTTAGTGGTCTGAGAAAGTCTAACATTGTATTCCTTTATATGTGATTTTCTAACTCTTACCATTATCCATGTGTTATAGTAATCGTCTGATTCCATTACGCCACGAATAAATTGTTCTTTTGCTTCCAGATAACCACATTCACCTTTGGATTTACATAGATGCAGTATTTCACGAACAAATTTTTCATGTCCTAATTGTAACACATCTTTGCTTAGGTTGTCACTACTTCCATAGTAAGTTTGCCAGTTTGAAGAAACCTTTGTCCGTTTCTTCTTCCCTTTGACTTGTTTGGTTTTGGTAGAATAAAAAAATTTCTTACCTATGTATTTTTTACCATTCGTCAGATTGGTTATCTGATACACGAACCCGTAATTATCACCAATCAAGTCTTCCGTAAAATCTATACCATTATATTGCCAGTTTAGTCCCATTCCTTAGTGTCCAAATCATCTTCATCATCCTCTATATAGTCCTCGGATAATTCATCAATAATTTCGCCACAAAATGGACAATGTTCTGGTAAATCTTGTGAAACCATTTCTTCTATGTAAGATACACTATAAGTCGATTCACAACTCAAGCATTCACCTGATAATGATTTGTTTGTCATTATAATTCCTTAATGAGCCCATACATCACCCCAATTTCCCGACAAAGCCCCTTTTGCATAATCGGTAGCACGGTTCTCAAAGAAATTGGTATGTGTTGGTGCGTTAATCATTTCCTCTACCCATGGTAAAGGATTCTTTTTCACTTTAAACACACCTTTGAGTCCTAAAGAGATCAATCGGCGGTCTGCAATATAACGAATATATTTTTTAACATCTTCTGAAGATAAACCTTCCATTTGATTTACACCAAATGCTAAATCAATAAACTTATCTTCTAATTGAACCATTCTTTCAGCAATCGTATAGATTTTGGATTTAAGTTCATCATTCCAAATTTCACGATTTTCTTCTATGTATGTTCTAAACAATTTAATCATAGATTCTGCGTGTTGAGTTTCATCAACAATCGACCATGTGATAATCTGACCCATGCCTTTCATTTTACCGTGTCGAGCAAAATTCAATAACATAATAAATGAACTGAATAACTGCATACCTTCGGTAAAGGCCGAGAACACGGCAATATGTGTTGCGGTATTTTCTCTTGTGGTATTTTTACTGGAGATATCCATGATATAGTCATGTTTCTCTCTCATCGCTTCATACTCTAGGAACTCATTGTACGTGGTTTCAGGTAGACCTAGTGTTTCAATAAGGTGTGAGTAAGCTGCAATATGTAATGCTTCTCTGGCAGCGAATCCTGTTAACATCATACGAATTTCTGGTTGTGGAAAATACGGCAGATAATTCTTAACGTATCCGCCAGCCACATCAATATCACCTTGAGTAAAGAAACGAAATATTTGTGTTAAAAATGTTTTTTCTTCTTTAGATAATTTTTTCTTCCAATCTTTCACATCTTCAGACATAGGAACTTCGGTGTGTAACCAATGAGATTGTTCATGCTTTAACCAAGCTTCATATGCCCAAGGATAATTAAAAGGTTTAAAATAATTGCGTTCTTCCGAAAGATTTGATTCTACTTTTTTTATCATTATTGTTTTCCTTTAAAATTAACCTTCGCAAGCCAAACATTCGTTGCCTTGTGCAATAGCACTCATATCTAATTCTTTAATCACTTCTCTTTCAATCTTTTTGGCGACTTTATCAGCTTTACCAATTTTCTCAGAACGACAATAGTATAGAGTTTTCAATCCTTTTTTCCATGCAAGGAAATGACAAGCATGGAGATACTTCAAATTAACATCTGGTCTAAAGAACAAATTGAGTGATTGTGCTTGGTCAATGTATTGTTGTCTATCAGAAGCCAATTCAATTACCCAGCGTTGGTCAATTTCCATAGATGTTTTGAATACATCTTTATCATGTTCAGACATCCAATCTAAATGTTGAACCGAACCATCGTTAGCAATAATAGATGACCAAACATCATTATACCAATCTTCTGGTTTATCATGTGATAGTTTAATAATCAATTCATCTAGCCAACGATTTTTATTTAAGTAAGAACCCGATAGAGTATCTTGGCGATAAGCATTGGCACGATAAGGTTCAACGCTAGGACTAGTATTGCCCATGATAATGGAAGAAGAAGCATTGGGAGCAATAGCCATAACATGACTAAACCTACGACCAGTACCGAGTGCATCAGGAGCTTCACCTCTTTCGGTGCCCAATTCCAGATTTGCATTATCTAATCCCTCTCTGATATGTTTGAATATTCTGTTGTTTGCAACTTTAGCCATCACTCCTTCAAAAGCAATGCCATTACGCTGTAGATAAGCATGGAACCCAAGAGCACCGATACCAATAGAACGTTCTCTTTCGGCACTATACTTTGCACGAGAAATAGCATCAGGAGCATTAGTGATGAAGTAATTAAGGACGTTATCAAGCATTTCGGCAACGTCTTTAAGAAATAGTGGTTCAGATTTCCATTCATCATAGTTCTCCAAGTTTAAAGAAGATAAACAACATACCGCTGTTCGTTCTTCATTTGTGGGTAGAATAATTTCAGAACAAAGATTTGATTGGTGAATCTTTAAACCTTTATTTTTTAGAAATTGTGGCATTTCACGATTGCTTGTATCAATATAATGAATGTATGGTTCACCTGTCATCATACGAAGCTCTAGAATTTTTTGCCAGAGTTCTTTTGCTGATACAACTTCACGTACTTCACCAGAATGTGGATCTTTTAATTCCCAATCATCTTTTGCTTCAGGATCCAGCATACATGTTTCAATGATTTGCATGAAGTCATCGGTGATATTAATACCGTGATGTAGATTCAAACAACGAACATTGGGATCGCCTGTCGGCTTCCGCATCTCTAAGAAAGAGATAATATCCGGATGAGAGATACTGAGGTAAGCAGCATAACTGCCCCTGCGAGTGCGACCTTGGCGGTAGGCCAAAGAACTTGCGTCATAGATTTTGAGGTGAGGCATGACACCAGTAGATTTATCGTCTGCTGAACGAATACCAAAGCCAATACCAACACCACCCCCGAGCATAGAAAGCCAATTAGTTTCTGATAGATTATCAACTAGTCCCTCCGCAGTATCTTCAATATAATTAAGAAAACATGATATAGGCATCCCACGCTTACTGCGACCAAAAGAAAGAATGGGAGTAGAATAAGACAGCCAATGTTTGCTAGAGTAGTCGTATAATCTCTGTGCGTGTTCCGGATTGGAACTAAACGATTTTGATACGAATGCGAATCTATGTTGTGGTGATTCTTCATCTTCCTTCATGTAGCTTTCTTTAAGTCTTTTAATTCCAAGTTCATCGAATAATTTATCTCTCTCTAAATCTATGTTAATCCCTAGATATTCCATGTTCACCTTATTGTTGTTATTGTTAATACAAATTTTTAATTACTAAATCTTTTTCCAATTCATGAATTCTATTTTTGCTCTAAGATTTACAAAGGTATTTTTACTTATAATATCTTGTATTTCATCTGGCGAAAAACCAGACAGTACCATATCATTAACATCTTTTTCCTCAATCATTTCTGGCCATATAACAACATTGAAATGATTATCTATAGCATGTTCCATTTTAGAAACAATTTCTTTGTTGCGTGGCTCATTGTCAAACACTAAAACCACCTTGGACTTGTCCAATACATCGGTAATTGATTCTAAATTGGAGTCTGCTGTTGCTACTGCATTCTCTAAAAACATTGAATCTATTGGACCTTCTAACACATATATTATTTTTTCTGTATCAACTCTATCAAGCCCAAATATTTTTTTATTATCATCATGCAACTTTAATGTTATGTATCGCAACTTGGATTCAGCTAACGATCTACCCTGAATGGCGATGAGATTTTTTTCTTTGTCATAAAATGGAATAACGAGCCGCTTGTCTTCCTTATGAAGTCCCTCTTTCTCAATCCCAAGACCTTGTATGAAGGTTGCAAAGTCCTCCGCAAAGTATAATTGTGTGTGAAAGGTCTCCGGAATCTTTCTTTGCTGAACATACTTCTTAGCAAAATGCGCTTCTGGTAAAGAGTCAAGTGATGGAAGTTCCAAGGCTTTTTTGAACTTAGGCGTTTCTTGCTTATACTCCTCGAATTCAGGTTTGGGATAATTGTTGTTTCCTGTTTCACCATTCTTATATCTTTCTAACTGATATTCTTTCACCAGCGTTTCATCCACTTGTTTTAAAAAATTATAAAATGTGGTCGATGCGCCACAGTTATGGCACATGAAGAAATAATCATTCTTCTTGCGATAGACATAACCACGAGATTTTAGTTTATTTTTTTGTGAGTCGCCACAAAGCGGACACCTGAAATTATAAAGGTCATCCTTTTTCTTGGTAAACCTTTGTAATTTAGGCGATACTTGTAACAGGAAACTCCTGTCGATAAAAACACTCATAATATATTTATTTCAAAAAAGAAAAGTTATTTAATAAACTTAGATATTGTATCAGGATTAACATGAGAAATCAACCATGATATAGCAATAATACCACCCGCTAACATCCACTTCCATTTGAGTAGGGCATCTAAAGCATCCTTCTCTTGTTTATTGTGTTCACTCATATCTTTACGGAGAGATTTAAACTCTTCCATAATTTCTTTGTTAGAGGTTTCCATTTTGTCTAAAACGGTATCTATTCGTTGATGTATTTCTTTGATATCAGCCTCCGTCTCCAGTCTGCGATTATCCATGTCTGTGTATACCTTTGCAATATGGCGGTCGTGTTGATCCACCAGTTTTTCTATGACCTGATCCATTTTATTACAAAGAGCAGATAAAGTCAATACTTGTGTCTTTAAAACACCAATATCAACTTTAATGTCGGTATCGTCAAACTCTGCCATTTATTTTTTTTCTGGAACTGATGTGCCTTCTAATTTCTTATGCACTTTGATTTCTTTACAAACTTCTTTTTCTTTACCTGTTTTTTGGTCTTTTTGCATGACACAGGCTTTCTTTGTTTCGGCAGCTTGTGCTGTATTAACGGCAGTCAATGCTACTGCTACAGCAATAAATGTCCATGCGAATGTGTTAAATGCTTTCATTTCTGTTCTTCCTTTTTAGCAAATTTTTCTGAGGCGGTGAAACCCAATCCGGCAATCACCAAGTATATCATTGAATCAAATAGTGATGGTGTTACTTTATAACCAAATATGTCGGCAACAAGTGCAAACCCACATATTAAAAATGCCATAAATGTTATAACTCTTTTACTGCTGACGGAACTATTGTGTCCATCCGATAACATACTATTTAACCAATTCATTTTATAACTCCGGCTGAGGTGGTTGAACTGGTGCTGGTTTACCACCAAATCCCGTTACAACTGCTGGTGTAAATGGTGATGCTGTTGGTGTTACAGTAAATTGACTAGTATTGCCACCAAAACTTGTTGATGGGCTTGGTGTGGATGGTGTCGTTGGTGCAGGCGATACTGTTGTTGTTCTGTTAGCCAATTCTAATGCTTTCTTTTGTGCATCTTTGTCACCACCAGCCAACATGATACCAGACAATGTGCCTGTTAAGAATGTGGCAATAGGTATAATCAACTCAAAGAACTTTTGGTCAATTGGTGAAATAGCATTGAGTGGTTGTGTTACAAATATTAACGAATATAACACAACAAATACAATACCGAACAATGTAAGTGCTAAACAAATACCAATGAAGAATTTCAATCGAGCCATTAACTGCTCTTCGGTATACATAAAAGTTTCTGGTTGTTTTTCTTCTTTATTAAAAATATTCAAGTTCATTTGCAATTCGCTCCAGTTGTTGGCGTTATTGGTGTTGGTGTATTTTGTGTAATGGGTTTATTTCCATCTGGTCCCAAGCGTGGGTCATTTTGACCCTTAAAAATGTGTTGAGGACAAGTCCTTGTTACATCACAATATGGCAACTTGCATATATCTTTGTCCCAATTTGCTGGGTCTTGGCATGGGTAACGAAATTTATCGCCACTAAAATATGCCAATGTCAATGGAAGCAATAATAAAATAATTAGGCCTTTGGCTAATCTTTTATCATTCATTAGTGAACTCCTAATACATGAAGTGCGTGTTCATAATGTTTAATTCTATCTTCAAGTCCAATGGTACCACCATTGATACGTTTTGTTAATGTTAGTATGTCGCCTTTATCTGCCCATTGATTTAGGTTGTTTGTTTCCCAAAACCAGCAAGCAGATTGAGCTGCACCTTCAAATGTTTGTAGATATTCAGATGCTTGTTCAACGGGTATTTCAATTGAGGCAGCAAACCAAGAATAGTTTTCTTTACCGGTTAATTGAATTAGACCACGACCACAATATCTAAAACCATCACCAGAGGCCTCATCGCCATTACCCATACGATTAGCATAGATACGATTTGCAATTGCTTCTTGTTTGTTTGGTTTGTTTGCATACTCATTCGCCAACTCATCTGTTGGAAAATACTTTGCAAACAGTTTGCGTAATGTGGCTGCTTTGTAGTTTAGATTCTCTTTAAGAAATACAAAATTACCAGATTCGTGAGCACATTGAGCTATGAAGGCTGCAATACGCTGTGGTGTATTGATACCATAGTCAGGTAACAATTGTGCCAATGCATTGTGCCATTGGTCAATATATGGATTCTTTGGAAGCAATTGCTTCAATTGGTCTTTTGTCAGTTCCATTTTTACGCCATTAAAGAAGCAGCAGTAATAGCTGCATTGATAATTACATTTAATTGTTCTTTTAATGCCAACCCTTCAGCATCATCAGCAATACCTTCCATGATATTGATACCTTTCAACAGTTCGACATATTCTTCTTTTGTAATTTGGCCTTGTTCAAGAGCTTTGTTATACTCAATAATGTAAGCATTTAATTGTTCTGATATCATCTTGGTTTGCTCCCTAAAACGTGTTGAATGGTGTCGGCCGATTTAACAACTTGTTGTAATTTTGCTTTACAAAAAATTGGTGATATTTTTTCTGCTTTGTTAAAATAATCTTTTGTGTCTTTTGTCAATGTCAATAACTTGGTCGACATATTATCGGTATCTTTATTTCTTGGTATATGTGTTGTAAAGTTCTTAAACTCCAACGCTTTGATATACAATTCGTTTACCTGTGTAACAACCAGTATATGGTTGCCACAATTTTCTTCTGCTACCTGTGCCTTTGTTTTGATATCGTTAACAATAAAGTATTCATTGGTGTCATACTTGGCCATAAAATAGGCATCAAACAAAGCACATCCAGATAAACTAAACGCAAATAGAACTATAAGTATTCTTTTCATAT